GTGTTTATTTATGATATTAACGGATTGACCATTGCACCATTAGTTATTGGAATATATATGATGAAATATGGTTCAGTTACCAAATATGATATCCCAGTTATTCTAAAATCAAAGAATAATGAAATATTATTAAATATCGATGACTATCCTAATCTCCTATAATTATAAGTTAAATTATGATAAAATTTAATATAATTTATATATATATATATATAATGGGCGGATCTACAATACAATTAGTGTCACGTGGTAGTCAGGATATATATTTGACTGGTAATCCACAAATTACTTTTTTTAAAGTTGTATATAGAAGACATACTAACTTTTCCATGGATGATATAATATTAGCTACAATTCCTACACCTGGATTCGGAACAAGCACCACTGTTACAATAAAACATTTAGGTGATTTAATTCATAAAGTGTCTTTAGTATATAAAGCTAATAATATTTATGCCGGACATGGATTAGCTAACCCCACTACTGCATTAATAGATTATGTAGAATTACGCATAGGCGGGTATAAAATCGATAAGCAATTTGGTCATTTTATAGAGGCATGGATGGAATTAACTAAACCTAATCCAAACGGTACTATTTGTAATATATCACATATTGATGATATATCTATATCACATTTAGCCAGTAATTCAGATATAGCAGTTGCTACTGCCTGTAAATTTAGCGGTTCGTTTTCTGCTTCTAAGGCCACACCGAGTTTAAACGATCTCGCCGCGCCTTATTATTTCAATAATCGATTGAATAAATTAACTAATATACTAGGAACAGGTATGAGTTATCCACCTACTAAATTTCAAAAAACTTCACGTTGTGGTGGTTGTTACTGTGAACCAACATACCTTCAGGAGATACAATCGGGTTACCAAGAGGATAAATGGTCGGCCCATGAGCATGAAAAATTTACAGATAAAATTGGGGACCAAATCTCCCTTTACCCAAGGCGAATCAATGCATCCTTAGTGATGAGTGCATCCTGTAGTGATTTTCATATAACCGCGGCTACGTCAAGTGCGTCGGTTATGGGTGGTAATGCTGCTAAGGAAGTAGGTAATAGGCTGAACGCATCAGGTATGATCACGAGTATAGCAAATATAAAAAAATCATTAACGACAGGTTCTATTATAGGTTTTTGTACTTTAGACATTCCGTTTTGGTTCAATAAAGATCCTGGATTATCTATTCCTTTAATAGCTTTACCTCATAGTGATGTAGATTTAGAAATAGCTTTCAGTTCGCATGAATCAGCATTTTGGACTAAATCTTTATATAAGAAAAATTCGGGTGATACCGGTAATAATTATATGGCATTTAATGGAAATATCTCCAATAACCAAAATGCTTTTAACGCATTCTCAACTGATCATTTATACCCTATCAGATCTGAGTCAGGAAATAAGATAAATTTCAATATAGACATAAAAATACAATATATTTATTTAGATACAGATGAAAGGAGACGATTTTCTGAGATATCACACGAGTACCTTATTGAACAAGTACAACATCAACATGTAGCAAATGACAAAGATATAGATTTATCAGGTTTTTCTAATCCTGTAAAGGAACTTATATGGTGTGGTAAACCTTATGTAAAGAGTCATATTGTATATGATGATGGGAACACCGAAACATCTGAGAGTGCTCAAAAACTAAATAATGGACAAAACGCACATCCTTCTGGAACATATTTTCAACCAGGAGTACATGATAATATTGCTGGTGGATCTGTATTAAATTCTAGTTATACTTTAGGTTTTGGAAACCAAGATAGCGTGCTTGCGTCGCATGGAGAAAAATACACGGCGGATCATACAAAAGAATTTAATAATCATGGTAAATTTGTAGTTGGTCTTCTTGGACCCTCTACCCCCAGATCATTAGATGATTGTAATTGGCAGATATCAATAAATGATTTAAGTAGAACATCAATACTTCCACTTCAACATTATACACGCAATAATGTTCATAATTACCATACAGGGTATGGGTCAGTATGTAGTCCGGATTCAATTGCTGTATACTCTTTCGCTCTCAAACCCGAAGAACATCAACCATCTGGAACATGTAACTTCTCAAATATTGATAGAATTATGTTACACAGATATAAAGGACAGGCGCAAAATACATTTATGACGCCCTTAAATGTCTATGCGATCAACTATAACATTTTACGTATCATGGGAGGCAAAGCCAGCATGGCTTACATGTAATAAATGTTTGTTTATTCAATATATTAAATATAATTTAATATATATATATATAATGCACAAAATTTGGAAATATAATAAAGGTATAACAGATATTCAGTTGTCCGGGAACCCAGAAATATCTTTTTTTTCTAAAGTTTACAGAAAACATACTCAATTTGGAATTCAACGTGTAAGAATGTATGATGTACAGCATGGGGTTCAGAATCAAATAAATTATCATGGTGATTTAATTAAAAGTATTGATCTAGAGATTCGAAGTATAACGTTTAACCACGAGGATATCCCGATACCAGATAATATAGGTACCACTATATTGGGAGATATTACTTTGAGAACATCTAATAAACAAATTGAAAAATTAAGTGGGTCATATATAGAAATGTATTATCAATTAAATAATCCTATATCATTGCATAGTTTTTATGAAACAATACCTTCAGATTATATAGAGGGAAACAAGGTAACATGTAATACAGGTAGTATGTTTCAAAAATTAACATTATCTGGTGGTGTATTCAACTTGGATAATAAAATACTCGGCAGCGATGGTGTGTTAGACGTAATATTACCTATTCCTTTCTCATTTGCATCCATTACCTCATTATCATTACCATATTTATTATTCCATTTAAATAATCCTTTAAACATTCGATTCGAAATCGATACGGCCTTGGTAAATACTGTATATACTAAATTTAATTTTATTATTAATTATATATACCTTGAAGAAGAAGAGAAGCAGAGATTTAAGTCATCTACAAATGAATATATTATACAAAAGGTGGAACCATGCACTATTACCTTAAAAAATGGCATATTAGAATATAAAATTCCACCAACATATGGAAATATCAAATCTATAATATGGAAAAATATTAATAATTATTATGATTATAATATATCTATTAATAATATATTAGTATGTCGTAAAAATAAAAGTTATCATTATTGGACAAAGCATAATATAAAAAGATATAATCTTATAGGAGGTGGACGCAAGGTATCCACTGATATAAAAGACAGGCATATTATATCAGATAATAGTATAGCAATATATACTTTTGGATTAGATGATAAAAAAAATGATTCTCCATCTGGTTCTGTAAATTCACATAAAAATAAAATAGCCATTATTATAGACGATACAGAAACAACCGATACATTACAAAACTACCCTGATTTTACATTATATATAATATCATATAATATATTAACAATTACAGATGGAAATATTAAACTAAACTATACTAATTAATTTATGGTTTTTTTATGTATTTTAATTTATATAAATTATATATAGAGTATGCCGTTAGAACAAATTAATATGAACAGCGAAATGGACCAAAGATTATCGGGAAACCCACAGATAACGTTCTTTAAGGCAGTCTATAGGAGACACACACCCTTCCATAAAGGATTATATACATATGAGAATTTCGAAATCGACAACGATACCGACCTCATTCGCAGATTTCCCATTTCATCCAGAACATATGACTTAATTACTAACATTTTTTTAGAAAACCAAATAAAGAAAATTTCACCAGATACAAAGTCTGAGTTTTATGCGAATTTAGGTAATACAATCATAGATAATATTGTATTTAGGGTTGGTAGTACTGATTTATATAAAGTCGATGGTCTTTTCCTGGAAGCCCAAGCTGAATTAGAGCACCCATACGTTCCAAGCGTTCATAATGGTTCATCCGTACCTCCTATTATGAGTACATTGAATGATGCATCTTTAAAATGTGATACAGGAAGCAATTATAATGTGAACACGTTCGCTGGAGGGGTATCAGGATCCAAGACTAAAAGTAACACGGATAAATTTTTTACCTACCCAAATTTCTACTTCTGTAGGAGCTATGGAAATGCTTTCCCCATAGTAGCAGTTAATAATAATCCAACAGAACTAATAATCACTTATAATGATAGAGCAAAATATAGTAAATTAGCTATGGACGTATTCGAACATACATTGTTCAGTAGTGTTAATATTGAATATGTAGATTTATCAGATGAAGAAAGAAAAAGGATTTTAAATAATTCGGAACCTTATATATATTATGATATATCAGAGTATTTCTATAAAACGTCTACACACTTCACTTATCCTATACGCCAAATATTCTTTATAGGAGTTTCGGATGGTCCCTCTGCATCACTGAGCTGTAATACTCCGTATTCAATAATAAAAGCTGGGATTACTTCAATAACCTTAATGCTCAACGGAGAAAATGTTTATGGTTCTAATGATAATGACCTGGATATTTATACAAAACATAATATCTATAGTGCTGGTTACCCAGGTTTTGGAAGGAAATTGTTATCTTATGAAGATACACCTAAAGTCGGACAAGGTTATTGGGATTCTATCGGAGTGTATACTTTCTGTCTTAATCCAATGGAACAAACCCAGCCAGATGGACACTTGCCTACTAACACGGAAATAAGTATTACTATTACTCCTCATGACAAAGGTAAAAATTGTAAAGTATATACCGAAAATATACGTTTCTTTCATATTTTGGGAGGACAACTGAGTCAGATATACATTTAATTAATAAATTTATTCATTAAAAAAAAGATTACAGATATTATAAAGCATCTTAGGATAGAAAAAATGGTATTGTCTGCCTCGATCCCAATTGATTTACAAATAAAAGTATTTATAACTGGCAGTGTAAGAACTATAATTATAGAAAATAGTATTAATGTAGGTTTAAATTCAGATAGTAAATCATATTTAGTACTTATTTTATCATCTAGTTTATTATCCATATCATTATTACCATTATTATCATTATTATTATTTTTTAACTGACTTAATATATTATCTTTATACTTATTCTGTTTAACTAGATTTTCTATTGCTAATTGCTGTGATTGGATATGGGCGTTCATCTGTCTGTGTTGTTCTTGTTGTTGTTGTTGTTGTATGTGGTTTTGGTTATTCTGTTGTTGCTGCTGAGTTGCCTGTACTAATTCTTCATTCTTTTTTTCCTGTGAGATCTCAGCCATTATGGAATCTACAGTAGAATTATCAATATTAGAATTTTCACCCATGCGTAACAATTCGTCTATACCTGTCATACCCTGATCTGAATTCTGTGTATTGTTCATTTTATATAATCTTTTTTATTATTTTATGAAAATTTAAACTTAATTATCACTTATAACTATTAAATCATTATCTATATTTCTATATAAAATCTGTCCTGCCATAGTACCAGCTATGACTGATATAATTATCTTTAATACTTCTTCTAATTTCATTTATATATTATATTATATATTTAATTTTTTATTATTATTTTCGAAAGATTATCTTCAATAATATATTGTATAAATATGATTAATGATAATGATATTAATAAAATTTTTGTATTAATAAAATCATTTATAGACATATTATATATTATAATATAGAAAAAAATGGCTGATATGGATAATGTACTTGATATGTTTGGTGGAGTCGATGAAGAAGACTCAAATGATAATATTAAAAACGAAAATTACTATATATTCTCAATCTTAAATTTAATAAAATATGCTGATGAAAATTCCCTATATATATATGTAATGTTGAAAACGTTGTTATCAAAAAAAGAATTATTAAATGATAATCAAATAAAAGAAATAGAAGAATTATTAGGGATAAAACCTAAAACTATTATTAAAGAGAAGATAGTTGAAAAAATTGTCTATAAAGAACGTAAAGCGAAAATTAATAATTATGATGATTATTAAATAAAAAATTTGAAATTAATATATCATTTAATATATAAATATGGATAATTGTGAAAAATATAATTTTGTATTAGGAGACTGTTTAGAACAATTAAAAAAAATAGAGGATAAAACTATATCTGTAATTGTTACATCACCACCATATAATATTGGATTAAAATATCATAAATATGAAGATAAAAAACCAAGAGATCAATATTTATTATGGATTTATGATATATTTTCTGAATTAAAAAGAGTATTAAAAGATGATGGTCATATATTTCTAAATATGGGTTATACCAATAAGGATCCATGGATTTCTATGGAAATTGCAATGAAGTTAAAAGATTTATTCGTATTACAAAATAAAATTGTATGGGTTAAATCCGTCCATATTAATGGTGTATTGAATAAAAATAGTGATGAAAAAATTGACAAAACTTTTGGTCATTTTAAAAATATTAATTCTGAAAGATATATAAATGTTACAAATGAAGATTTATATCATTTCACTAAAAATGATAAAGTAAAAGTTAATAAAAAAGCAGTAGGTGTCCCATTTGAATATAAATGTAATTTAATAGATAGGAAAACAGGACTCCGTAAAAAAGATAAAAAAACCGGGTTAGATATGGAAGATAAACGTTGTAAAGGAAATACTTGGTTCATACCATATAAAACTATCACATCTAAGAAAGAAAAAGGTGATCATCCTGCTATCTTCCCAGAAGAATTAGTAGAACATTGTATAAAAATATCCGATTTTAAGGAAGGAACTATATTAGATCCCTTTATAGGATCTGGGACTAGTCTCAAAGTAGCAAAAAAAATGAATGATATAGAAGGAGGCGGATATAATTTAAAAGGTATAGGTATTGATATTGATGAAAAATATATAGATTATTGTAAAGAGAGAATTAAAGATTAGTATTTGTAACCCATCCAGATAGTATTTCTAGAATAATAATATCAATATATATATTCTATTTTACCTTCCGGATTATAATGTAGTTTATCCCACTCTAGATTAATAGATGAATCTAATTTCGATAATTTTTCTTCAATACAATTTAAAATATCATCTCTCTTTTTGAGTTTGCCTAACGAAATACTATTATCATTAGAAAATTCCTTCATTTCTCTAACTATCACCTTTTTGGGGATGCAATGTAAATCACCCGATACTACATGTAAATTATTATCAAACACATTTTTATTTTTGAAAGATATAGTGCTATAATTAACAGGTTTACCTTTCTTAGATTTCTTTGGTTGTGACCAATCTGTTATACATTCATAAATATTGGCAAACATACATAAACAACCTTCCATGTGTCCTTCACCATTTATTTTGAATTTAAATAGTAAGTGCCATGGTGTTTTTTTAGTCCCATTACCAGTCCATGAATCACCTTCTGACAATGTTATCTTAGCTTCTATGGGAATATTTTTATACATATAATCTCTTTTATCTACTTTATCTGTGTTAAAATCATTTATTTTTTCCTCTATTAAATTTTCAAATATATCATATAATACAGGTGATAATTGTTGTGTTATTATTTGTGTTTTATCATTTTTAAAATGTTCTTTATATTTTTTACCATTATATAAATCCTCAAATAGTTTTAATCTTTTATTGTTCCATTCATAA